GTTTGACCGCCCGTTGCGTACTGACTAACCATCGGTTCGTAACGAAACTTCAAACTACGGAAACGGTATTTCTCATAGAGCTTTGCAATCTGGGATAGCAGTGGAAATGTTTCCACCTGCCCAGGATTTACCGAGAAGGATTTGACGACAGGCGTCGTCGAAGAACTTCCCATAACAATTCCAATCAACTCCTCTTCCTCTCGAGTCACAAAACTCGAGGATCCGCGAGGGTTGGATGCTGTGGGGAATGGCATTACTGCTATTCTGTTCTTCTTCTTCTTCTTGGGGTTCTGGGCTGCCATCCTGGCCAGTGCAGGGTATTTGGTGGCGTTGGGAGACGCCTGTGTTGATTTCTTCGATTTGGTCATTGTAACGGATCCCACCCGACCAAAGGTGGGACTGTACATCGCTGTGTAACCACGTAGTCACCTAGTACGTCGTTATTCCTTTATCTCCTAAGGTTTCTCTTCCGCAGATTCAATGCCGCCAGGCCTCGCAGCCAGCCCCTCACGGGACTCGGTACCGTTGCCGGTTAGTGGGTCACCCCACCATTGAATCGCAAGAGATTCCCATCAAAATACGTGTTTCCCAACGTTGGATGATCAGTCCTAACGAATGCGTACGCACGTCCTCAGAGGTCAACAGACTTGAGTATTGATGACAGAGAACCAGAATAACGGATCGGCTGAATACATGGAAACGCCGTGCAGTCTCTCGGCATTTTGTTTAGCACGTAAGTGTTTACAGATCCAGAGCTCACAGTTTTCATGAGTTCTTTCCCAAACGTTTTGGGTTATTACACACAGCAACCCGTTAGGCTTTCGCCCACGTTCAGACCGGATTCGGATCGAATCCGCGGGACAAGTTGAAGGCATTCCGGGCCAATCGAAGTTCTCAAAGGTATTCCAGAGGAGGACAAGCAGGCAAACCGTGGGAGGCAACATGCACAGACCAATAACGTGCAAGATCTCCGACGGACATCGGCTTCTGACGAAGGTTAGGCTTGAGTTTCGCAATCGCGACGGCATCTGACACCTGGGTTTTACCCATTTGCGATGCTCGAACAGCGTATGCTATTCTCGCCAACCACTCGTCATCCAGGTCAAACGACTGTCCGCTCCGCAGCACGGTAGGTCCAATTGGGTACATTTCCCATTTGGCGACCGCGCCAGCGTATTGAGCGACAGGAATCGTGAAACCTTTCCGCCGATACAAAGCCAGCTTGGGGTCAGCAACGAATGCAGCCGCAAACCGTCTTTGGTTACGTGTAAACGTGACCGTGGACGGTGCGATGTCAAGGCTTAAACCGAAA